TTAGATCAAGGTTGGTCAAAACAAAGTCCTGAAGGTATGGTAAAGCCTACTGAAGAATATATCATTGACCGTTTCAATAAAATAATGTCAGGTAAGTAATATGAGCGTAACCAGTACAGCAACACTAAACGTCAACAGTACACAGGCACAGCAAAGTCTTGCCAAAGTACAAAAACAAGTTGATACATTAGGCAATAGTTTTAGTAAGTTACGCAACATCGTAGGTGGACTTGCAATTGGTGCAATGATTACTAACATGTTTCGTGCTGCCGATGCTATTACTGATCTTAGTGATGCTACTGGTTTGGCTGTATCAAGTATTGTTGCATTGCGTCAAGCATTCTCACAAAGCGGTGGCGATGCTGAAGGTGCAGAACAAGCGATACTAAAATTATATCAAAGTATAGAAGATGCTGCTAGCGGTAATGACAAACTTATTGAATCGTTTCAAAAAGTTGGTGTAAGTCTACAAGATTTAGGTACACTAAGCGAAGAAGAGATTACCAATAAGGTCATCAATGGTTTAGGACAATTAGGTAATAGTAGCGAAGCAGTCAGTATCAAAATGGACTTGCTTGGTAAAAAGGCACGTAGTGTTGATTTTACTAGTGTTGCAAATCAATTTGTTACTCTAAAACAATCAGCGAAAGATGCAGAGCCAGGACTAGTTGCTGCTGGAAAAGTATTTGATAACCTAAATAAATTCAAAGGTGAGTTTGGTGCAGCATTAGGTAAAGAGTTTAGTGGATTACTAATTACATTAGAAAAACTTACCAGTAATACTGAAAGTCTTGCCAAATCATTAGCCGAGTTAGTAAAAATAATAACAATACTTGGCACTGCATTCTTGATATTCACTAAGGTATTACCTGCTATCAGAACAATGGGTGATGCGTTACAGGCTACAACTAAAACTGCAGGATTCTTTGGTAAACAAATACAATATATCTTTGCCAATTTACGTGCATTACCTAAAAATCTTGCAGCAGCAGTATTAGGTTTATTTGGACTAAAAGACGCATTGGCAAGTACAGCCGCAAGAGCAGGTGGAATAGCAAGTCTTGGATTTGCATTACTAAATGTATTGCGAATATTATTACGTTTTGCCGGTGTTGTTGGTGTCATTATTGGCGTAGCACAAGCATTGAACTTCCTAATCAAAACTATTACAGGTTTTGATGTATTAGATTGGCTTGCTGAAAAACTAAGTTATGTAGGCACAAAATTCAAAGAATTGATGGCTTATCTTGGCATAGATTATTTCAAACCTGCAGCAGAAGGTGCAAAAGAATTAGGCAATGAATTAGATAAAAATGCACAAAAGACAGATAAAAATATAGATAGAACGGCTAATAATACAAAAGAAAATGAAAAATACTTACTATCTATAAGAGAAATAACCAAAGCCTTTGCTGAACAAAATACGGAAAGACTAAAATCATTAGCCAATGATATAAAATATCTTTCCATGACTGAAGAACAAATTGCATTAGACAAAAATAGAGATGAAATTCATAAAGAATTCATAAAGACATTAGATGAACTTGCTAAGAAACGTGCAGAAGCGATGGCTGATCCAAGCCAAGGCGCTAGTGTTGCTGCACAGATCGATGCTGAGATAAAAAAGGTACAAGAATCTGCAACTACTACACAGATTGAAAGTGCCAAAAAGATCAAAGAATATTATAAAGTTTCAGCAGCAATAAAAGAACAAAAGGCTCAACTAGAAGATTTGGGTCGTGCCTTCACGCAAGCAAACGCATTACAAGAATTAGAAGAAGAATTATCATTGATTGGTCTAACTGGTGACGAACTTGAAAGACAGCGTACCATATTAGAATCACAACGTGTGTTACGTGAACAATTACAAGGTCTTGCAAAACAATTACTTGAATTAGACATCGAACGTTCACGTATGGGCGAAGATGCATATAATAAAGAAAGACAACGCATCATACAGCAAATGAAAGATGCGCAAGAAATTGCCGATGCAAAGATCAATGCAAAAGAACGTGAATTAGCAAAAATTGCAGAATTAGAAAACAGTTACACTGAAGGTGTCAAGAAAGCAGTAAAAGATATTGCAGATAGTTATAAACCTATAAATGTTGCTCAAGATGCAGTCAAGAAAGGTTGGGGCGCAATCGAAAATGCAGTAGATACATTTGTTGAAACTGGTAAATTCAAGTTCGGTGATTTTGCACGTAGCGTTATAGCAGACCTCGCAAAGATCATAGCAAAGGCTGCAATATTACAAGGTATCAAAGCAGCATTAGGTGCATTTGGATTTAGTTTACCAGGACTTGCATCAGGTGGTCCTGCTGAAGCGGGTCAACCATATATCGTTGGTGAAAAGGGACCAGAACTATTTGTACCAAAAGGATCAGGCACTGTCATACCTAACAATAAACTAGGTGGTGCTAATGGTACTGCTACAAATGCTGCGTCAGGTCCTATCACTAATAACTACAATACATATAACATCAATGCACTTGATGCCAAATCTGTAGCACAATTATTTGCTGAGAATCGTAAAGCAATATTTGGAGCAAACAAAATGGCAGAACGTGAAATGAGTTATGCAGGAGCAAGATAATGGCCGCAGGTCTACAAACAATTATTGACAAAGCAAACAGTCTAACAATAGATCGTAGAAAGGTTGTGGGCATTCAAGTTACACGTAACGAAATACCACGCACAAGTTTGACACCAACTAAGCAACCATGGCGTTTGAAGTTGAGCATGCCAAGTAGTTTGCGTTATTACAATAATCGTGATTTATTAGAAGCATTAGATACTATTGATCGTTATACACCACAGAATGTTACATTCAGCAATAACAGTTGCTTGAGTTGGATATTCAGATATCAAGGACAATTAGGAGCATCACAATTGGCTCCTATCACTGTGCAAACATTTATTGGCAATCAATTAGTATTGACTGGTTTACCAGCAGTACCAGCAACTACAGTTATCTTTGAACCAAACGATTTGATACAGATTGGTGCATATACATATCCATTCACAAGCACAACACAAGTTTTGCGTGGTAGTGCAGCAACAATAACAGTTACAACTAATAGACCTAACATCATTACTAGTAGCGTTGTTGGTGCAGGTCTAACTGTTGGTAATGATTGCACATTCAAGATGTTTTGTCCAAACATGCCTACATATAAATTGATACCAGGTGGTTATGTTTCTAATGATAATGGAACAACACTCAATAATGCATTGATAGAGTTCAGTGATGATTTTGAATTATATGAATGGGTAGGTGCAGCATGAGTCAAACTATACCTGAAGTAGGACCAAATGTCACACAAATCAACAATGCTGAATTTGTGAAGATAACCATATACAATGAATATCCATATACTGATGCAGCAAACATTACTGCAAACAGCACTTACATAATTCAAGTTGCAGGCAACACTAACTGGACTAGCATAGGTGCACCTGCAAATACTGTAGGTACATACTTTACTGCAAACGCTTCTGGTACAGGTACAGGTACTGCTGCTAATGTGTCAGTACTAACATTCAGTTCAAGTTATAAAAACGAAACTATCAGTGGTAACGTCTATGACGCATTAGGTGGTTTATTATCTGTTGGTGCACAAAATAGAAATTTGCGTGTGACTAGTGGTGAAACTACAATCGCATTGTCAGGCATAGATGGAAATAACATTTACAACGTGCTTGCTACAAACATACGTGGTAGCGAAGTAGAAGTATTGCGTGGATTCTACAGCAATAATATGGTATTAGGAAATGTATATCCAAGATTTCGTGGTATCATAACTAGTTATGGCATAACTGAAGATCGTGATGCACAAGAAGATAATTTTACAGTTAGTGTCAGCGCAAGTAGTTACAAAACTGTATTGGAAAATCGTATTGCAGGAAGAAAAACAAACAAGGAAAGTTGGCAGTTCTTTGATCCAACAGATACAAGCATGAATCAAGTTTATGCTATATCAGGTGTGACATTCGATTTCGGTGCGCCACCAAAAGCAGGTACAGTTGTACCAGGAGCAGGAGGATTTCCATCAGGACCTGGAGGAAGACCAGGAATGGATTTTGGAAGTCAGAACGACAGATGATTATACGTGAAGCAAATAAATTCGATCTACCCTATTTCATAGAGTTGATAAAACGTATCAACGAAAATGATGAATTGGGCGATGTAGTATTGGCTGATATAGATGAATTACATATCAATACGATATTTGCCACGATACTTGCAGGTGCAGGCATATGTTATATCGCAGAAAGCGATGAGCGTGTTGGTCTAATCGTTGGCATAGTCAGTCCAAACATATGGGCACCACAATATTTGTTCATGCACCAAATACTTTATTTTGTTGAAGAAGAATATAGAAATACTAGAGCAGGTTATTTGTTGTTCAAAGAGTTTGATAAAAAGTGTAAAGAGTTAGTCGAACAAAAACGCATACACCATGTAACATTGAGCGCACCTAAAACTTTACTTGAAATGGATTTTGATAGATTTGGTTACGAACTATGTGAAAAGACATGGATCAAAAAAGGT